CCAGCCGTCAGCCGTCTTGACGTACACCTTGCCCCGCACCTGCGGCCCCATCCTGATCGGGCTGCTCTCGCTTACCAGCACCGTGCGCGTGCAGCCAGTCGCGAATGCGAGAGCCACCGCGACGAAGGACAGAATGATCAGCAGGAGCGTCAACGCCCGAACCTCTTCGTGGAAGAACGGAATGCGCCCACTGCAGCAGCGACATGACGATGGCTCTGACGAGTTCATACACGTCACTCGGCCTTCTTGTTGTCCTTGGCGAAGATCAGGCCGACGCCAGCAATGCACGCAGCGGCCAGCGAACCCCAGTCCGGGACGGTCAGCGGGTCGTTGTCGGTCAGGGAGGTGAGAACAGCGCCGATCGCGACGAGGATCGCCGCAATGCCAGCGCCAGTGGTCTTCCACGAGGAGTTCTTGATGATGTCGCTCACTTGGAGTTCCTTTCGATCTTGGACTCGATCTTGTCGAGCCGCTGGTTGGTCATGTCCTGCTGGACAGACACCTGCACAAGCAGGCGGTCATGGTGAAGGTAGGCGGAAAGCACGGCCACGAGGATCGTCAGCGCGACCCCGCCAATGGCGATCCAGTCCTTGACGGACAGGCGAACGACTGTATCGGTGTTTTCGATTGTCATGGCTTTAGATGAACACTCGGTATGGGATCGTCGGGATCGGCTCAAACGTCGGCAACTCGTCCTCCTGCGCCTTCGTCAACTCAAACGACACGCGAATGTTCGCGTGGTAGCGGTTGTCGCCGGGGCGCAGGATCACGCCCTCCTCGTCCACCTGCGCCGGGATCGGCCCGATTCGGTCAAGCGTGACACCCGTGACGGGCAGCACCATGACCTCGCCGTCCTCGTCGGTGCGTTCCTCGGCAAGCCCTGCGGCGATAAGGGCATCGTCGAGGTCGGACTCGGTGGTTGAGCGGAGTAGGTAGTCCATGTCAGGTGGTCAGGGCTTGGAGTTGTGCGTTCGGGAGGCGGGTCGGCCAATACTTCAACGAACGAATGTGTCCGTTTTTGACATAGGAATCAGTTGCTCCTGTGGTATCTGCACCAATTGCCATTTGATTCATGCCACTAGACGCAATGTTTCCACTTGTGTCTGCCGTTGCTAGTGTTCCGTTTACGCACACATTGAAAAAACTTGTGTCCCAGACGTATGCGGACTTGTATGCGGTATTTAGAGAAGGATTGTTGTTGCTATCTGCATATCCTTCGATGTTTCCAGACACGAGATATCCAATCGCTTCTCCGCCTCCCGCAAGAGCCTTATTCCCCATTTGAATATAGGTTGATCCTGAACTTTGAATTTGGGCGAGAAGATTTCTTCCATTTGTCTTCGTGTTATCTGATTGCGCGACAATTGTTCCTGCGCCTTGAGTAAACCACGACGAGAAGTTCGTCCCGGTCATCACGCAGGAGTCCAACGCCCTGCTCCCCGTGCTTGCCCCGGTCGGGATGTACGAGGATGCGCCGGAGCCTGCTTCTACTTGGAATCCGTAGCAGTAGATCCCATCCGCCGCGTTTCCTGTTCCTGTGTACTGCGCCCCAAATTGACCAAGCGTTGCACCGGATGGCACTCCAACGAATGCCCACCCATATGCGGTGCTAGCCGTGACATTCACGACCATCTCGCATCGCCACCATCCATTCGGGAACGGTGTTGCTTTTGCACTTACGTATCCAGCGCCAAAATTATTATCAGTTGCTCCGGTTGAAAGGTTAAATCGCACGGCAGCACGACCACTAGCGAGATCGGAAAGAAATAGATGCGTGTACGTTCTTGCCTTTGCCCAAATCGACACCGTAACTTGAGTGTTTGTCCCTGCGGTAATAGTTCGATAGTAACCGTGGAATGTGCCACCTACTGTCGCGTAAATCTGTAGCGCGGAGTTTGCAATTCCCGTTGGGTCGCTATCGCTTCCAGCCGTCACGGCTGCCATGCCAGAATTGCTATAACCAGTAAGGCTATTTGATTCAAGCATGTAATTGACCGCGCTTGCCTCAATCAGCAGTCCGCGAGGCTCGCGCGTGGACGGGTCGTAGTCGAAGCGGGGGTCGTGCCGCTCGGCAGTCGTGCTGGTGTTTGCAAAATATGGAAATGGAGCAACACCTCCCCAAAGTCCAAATCGTGGATTGGCAAAGCGAATAGTAAATGCACCACTCTTTGCACCACGGATGTTTGCTCCAAAGAACGGAGTTACAGTTCCACCTCCGGTTTTTTGAAACACCCATGTCAAATTGCATGGCCCAGTAATAACTGTTGATGCTGGTACGCTCCCTCCATTGATGTAAAACGCAATATCTGTTGCGCTACCTTCTGATACCAAATCGGAAGCCGTGAGCGTTCCATAAGTTGCATTGGCATCAGCGACAACATCCAATGAAACCGCAAGAAGAAGCGTTGTATTGGTAATGCTTGTAGTTCGCTGCAAACCACACCGCAATGTTCCGCTAGGAGTTTTGGTTGTTACAGAGCCATCTCCATTGAACACGATGTCTTTTCCGCTACCAGTTGTACCTGCATAATTCCATCCTGATGCAGGTAATGTCGGATTTGTTCCAGTAAGCCCGGAAAATGCCGTGTTATACCAAAGATTGTGATTTGCCCACTCCACCAACCCCTGCGAGTTGATGAAGGTGGCGTTGGTCGTGCGCGTGAACGTCAGGCGCGGGTCGAGGACGCCCGTGGTGAAGTCCAGCGAGAGCGTGGAGCCGTCGCCGCCCTCCACCGGGAGCGTTCGCTGCCGACAACGCTCGACCGGGTCAGAGCCGAGCAGCCATGTACGGTTGCGTGCGTGCATCAGATGAACCCGATGAGGGCGTTGGCGGTCGGGGTGCTGGACGCGGTCATGGCGATCTCGACCAGTTCCGCACCGCACAGATCAACGATGATGAACCCGCCGTACACGGCAGCGATGTTGCCGTTGTAGATCTTGCAGTCACCGAAGTTCTTGACGTAGGTCAGCCCGAGGAACTGGTTTGCGCCGTTGACCGATGTCGTGGCAGCACCATTGGTGACAGTGCAGGTCGTCAGCAACTGCGGACGCCACTGACCATCGTCACCACGGTTCCAGCCGATGACGTGCAGGACGACCTGACCTGCGTTTGCGCTCGATGCCGTCTGAATCTTGGCGTAGTTCAGGCGCGCTCCGAGGACAATCCGCGCGGTCGCCCCGGACGTGGTGGTCACGGGAGTCGTCGTCGTGTTGTTGCGAACCGTCAGCGAAGACGGAAGGGTCAGGTCGGACGGAGACGCCACCTCCATAGGGGCAGTCAGCGTCCGGGTGGCGGTGATCGTGGGATTCAGTCCAATGAGGCTCATGGTCGTTCCTTACGAGGGATTCTGCACTGGGTTGAGGATGATGAAGCCGGGGCCGTTCCGGGTTCCGGAACGCCACAGGTTCGGCTGTACCTGACCGAAATGGCTCTGCACCATTCCGTCCTTCTGCTTGGCCGCTCCGAAGATCGGGCCAGCCTCGATCTCCGCGAACCGCTGGCTCTGCTGCCCGTCCTCGTATGCCTCCGCGACCGCGCGGACATACGAGATGAGCGTTGCCTCGACGTGCTTCGGGATCGAGATGACCTCCGAGGTCGCCGTCGAACTGGTGACGGACTGCCACCCGGTTCGGTACAGCACCTTCAGGGACTCCGCGCTCGTCGGCGTCGGATACAACTCCAGACGGAACGACTGCGTCGGGGCAATCGTGGTAGGAAGCACCGTCTTGACGTATGCGCGCCACGTCAGATCCGGGTAGTTCGTCTGTCGAGCAGTCTCGACCTCCTCCGGGGACTGGATCCACAGAGGCTGATCCTGCTTCCAGACCTGCGTCAGTTCAGCGAAGTCAGATGGCAGCGCGACGTAGGACTGCGACACGACCGTCGTGACGGTCGAGGTCGCCTCCCGGAACTTCCACGGGTGGGTGAACAGATGCTCCCCTGCGGTGTTGATGATCTCCGCCTGACGTTCCGCGACCGTCTGCCCGGAGGCCGTCGAAGGACGACCGCCGATGGCAAGCAGGACGTGGTTCTTGAGATCGCCGTAGGTAAGCATGGGTAATTCCACTGGCCGGGTTTCCCCGGCCAGTGGTGAATGGTTGCGTCAGATCAGGTCAGGGCCGTAGCCGTGCCATCAATCGGGCCGTTGAACAGCAGAACGGGAATGTTCGCAGACGCCGCAGCCGTCACGGCGCCAAGCGAGATCGCGACGGTCGTGTCCGGGTTTGCCGAATCGGCCTCGTTGCCGAAACGACCAGCCGTATCGGACAGGAACAACTTGCTGCCGACGACGACGTTGTTGGTCGTCGCGCGGACAAGAGCGGTGGCGATGCCGCCGAACTGCACGTTGACCACCTGACCCTGCGCGCCCGAACCGGACGGAAGGGAGGTGACGACGCCGATGTATCCGGCGTTCGAGTGCGAGCCGTCACCAGACGAGGCATTGACATCGCCTTCAGCCAACTTCACGCAGGAGAACGGCGAGAGTTCAAAACTCGCGACGGTTTCCGCGGGAGGATAGATGACGCTGGAGTGGTTGAACGACGTGATGACGACGTTTCCGACGACGACTGCCGTGGAATCGCGGTTGATGCAGCGCGCGGAGGTGCCAGCGGGCTGGATCCCGAGCGCACCGTTGTTGGGAGCAAGAATCATTGTGTGTGTCCTTCCTTGTGTGGTAGAGGGGGCGGGATCGCTCCCGCCCCCGTGATTTCATCAGGAGACGCGGAGCGGGGCGACGATACCGTGACGCTGGCGGCTGTTGCAGAACAGGTTCCACCAGCAATCGACGGGCTGCACCCAAGTGAACGGCTGGTTCGGGTGACGCATCACGTCGTGCTTCTTCATGTAGCGGGTGCTGTGGAAGATCGGCGTGAGGTACGCGCCGTTCACGAACCAGAAACGCGCGCCCTTGTCAACGGTGGCAGCGCCAAACTCGGTGCTGGCGCTGTCAATGGTCTTTCCGTTACGATCAGACACAGATCCGTCCGAAACGCCAGCCGCGACTGCCGGGTAGATAGCAGCGGTATCGAGGTTGGCGCAGTACTCCAGCGGAATGCCGGAGAACGTCGGGGTGTTGTACGCGCTGTCCTGCGGACTGACCAGCATGTCATTGGTCGCACGGAGGCCGCGCTTGTAGAAGTTGATGCCATCCTTAGAGCAGAGGATCATCTGCCGCTGGAAGTTCGTCTCCTCGAAGTACTGACGCTGGGTCAGGGGAGCCTTGAACTGCACCTTGAGGTACATGTCGTCGAACGCGCCGAACAGGCTGTAGACGTTGCGGACGATGCTGGCGTTCGCGTTGTGGCCCGTGTAGTCGCCAGCGGCCTTCGCGGTCACCGCGCTGTTCACGTCAGCCTGACGGCTGTAGAACGACACCTGATTCGACCAGCGGGGATCGTTCTGCGGATTGATGCCGAGGATGGTGGTCGTACCCCATCCGGCGGGAATCATGCCGCGCTCACCGAGCGTAGCGGTCGAGTTCGTGATCGTCTCCGTGATGAACGACGGAAGTGAGTACGGCTCCTTGCCGCCAGTCTCCATGTTCCCGGCGTTGGCGTAGGGGCTGGCCCACAGGTCGTTCTCCATGCCGTTCAGCATGGAAGTCCACATGCGCATCTCCTTGACGCGCTTAAGACGCTTGTACATGACCTTGGCGTCGCCGTCGTTGAGTTCGACCTCCTGATCAGTCCACGACATGTAGTCCATCGAGAAGCGCCACGGGGCCGACAGGGTGTCCGTGACCTGCGGGTTGTTCCAAGTGAACGTGTCGTTGGGCTGGTACTTCTGGTAGGTCGAGGCGTCGTCGAAGACGATCACGTCCTTGATGGACGTACCGCCCTGAACCAGCGTCTCGCTGGCCTTCTCCTTCAGCATGCGGGAGAGGACGTAGTTGTTCTTGACGGCCTCGTTGATGACTGCATCGGCGGACTTCAGGTACGCAGGCCCGGTGGACTGCATGAAGTCGTTGAACTGGGTAATCGAAGGCATTTGCCTTGCTCCTTACTTGCGTGTTGCGGGACGGAGACGACTGTTTCCGCCCGAGATGATCTGGTCAAGGATGTCGTCGTCCTCGTCGCGCGGAGGCGGCTTTACCGGGGCCGGGCCACCCTTCGGGGCGGTCGGCTGGCTTGCGCGCTGGTTCACGGGCGCGGACGGCTTCGATCCAACGATGGCCGAGTAGGCGGCGGCGGCGAGTTCATCGACGCTTGCGTACCCACCCGGCTTCGCAGCCCCGAGTTCCGACATCTTCGCGAGAACCGCGTCGTAGGACGGAGCCTTGGCACCGTACTGGACGCGGAGCGAGACATCGGCTGCGCGGGTCTGCGCAAGCAGCAGTTGCTCCTGCATCTGCGCCTGCTGCTGCTGGAAGGCCATGCGGACGGGACTGACGACATCGTCGCCGTACACCGCCGCCATCTGCGCGAAGGGATCAGCCGAGGCAGGCGTCTCCGCCGGGGCAGGCGTGTTGTCCTGCACCGTCGAGTTCTGCTGGGCGCCCTTCGTCACCTGCTCCTCCAACTGCTTCATTCGACTGCCATACGAGTCCACGTCCTTCTGTCGCTTCGCCGCCGACTCCGCCCACTTGGCGAGAGTTTCCGGGGAAGCCGAGGAAATGACCTCGTCGGGTACGCCGTCCCTCTTCAGGATCTTGGCGACCGCGTCACGGTCGAAGGCGATCACGGGCTTCTCCTCGACGTGAGGGAGGGTGGACGAATCCACGTCAGCCTCGCCGTCATCGGAGTCCACGTCGTCGAGAAGGCGCGCAAGGATGGCATCGTCCTCGTCCACCGAGTTCACCTCGACGGCTTCGGTGGAGTGCGTGTCGTCCTGCGTGACCTTCTCCCCCGCCTCGCTGGACGGGGTTTCGGTCTGCACGATGGGTTCAGCGATGCTGTCCATGTCAGTCCTCTGCTCGAACATAGCCGTGCTTGGACGCAACGTTGCGTTCCTCGCGGCGGCTGTGGATGATGGGGTGTCCCTGCGAGTCGCACTTCATTCCGGCCATGTTGCGCGGAAGGGCGCGGCTGACGTAGGGATAGGTTCCTGTGGTGAAGTTGGGGCTGACCTGCGTCGATGACGCGATGCGGGTAAGCAGCCCGAGCGTCGGATGCTGGTACGTCGAGCCGATCGCAGGCACCTCGCTCATCGCGAAGACGCACTCGACCACAAGCCCTTCGTTCGTCGTGAATTCGTAGGACGGCATCAGATCCTCGCAGCAGCCCCGGCGATCGCTGCCTGCGCACGCGCAGGAACCGCCTGTGGCTCACCCGTAGGAGAAGGGGAAGGCGCGGTTTGAGCAACACCCCCCTCCGCCGGATTTCCGGACGGAGGAGCGGACATGGCCTGCTGCACCTGCTGCATGGCCTGCTCGTCGATGAAGTCCTGCATCTGCGGCACGTTCTGGGCGTCCCCGAGGAACGA